TACTCCACTGATCTGATTACCTGGACAACCGGCGTCACTTCGACGGCTACAACGCTAACCCCGTTCACGTCTGTCTGCGCGATTGGTGCTGTCGTAGTTGCGACAGCTCAAAAGGGTTCATACTACTCGACGAACCATGGGCTCTCTTGGACCAGTCTGGCATTGTTCACGGCCGGAAGCGCGGACATTCTTGGCGTAATCGCGACTGACGATTACTTCATCCTCTGGGACAGAAGTAATGCATTCTATAGCTCGACAAACGGCTCCACATGGACGCTGTATGGCGCGGCATTCTCTGGCTATAACTTGCGCACTAAGGGACAGTCTATGGGGACTGGATCCGGGTCGATTGTGATCGCCGTTTCACGAGGCGTCGATAACGGGAGTAGCACAGACTACTACGGTGTCACGTTTCGGGCATCGGCCGGCAAAAACATGGTTCGCACCCCTAATATCCCTGCGCAAACGACCAAAGCAGGCAATCCTGCTAAGGCCTACATGAAGGTGGCCTCGTGATGTGGCAGCATACGAACCTCGACGCGCTGTCTCCCCTTGGACCGCCTTCTCCCTCCCTCCCCGCCTGGCTCACCGCCCTCGGCCCCTCCGAGGATCAGATCCGGGACACCGGATGGGCGGGCTATCCCGGGGAGGGCTACTGGCCGCAGGTGATCACGGCTCCGACGCTCGGCCCCGACGAGGTGCTGACGGGGGATCTGGCCTCTTATGAGTCCGACCCGGTCGCTCGGATTTGGCGCGGCGTCCAAGGCAAGCGCCCGCTCACCGTGGAGGAGATCGCGGCGCGCAACCCGGTCCCGATCTCGGTCTCGGCGGCTCAGGCCTGCCTGATCCTCGAAGACGACGGCATCCTCGCTCAGGTCGAGGCGGTCGTCTCCGAGATGCCGAAGACCGTGCAGATCTGGTACGCCCGCGCCAACACCTGGGAGCGCGACAACCCCTACGTGCGCGGTATCGGACTCGAACTCGACCTCACCGACGAACAGGTGGACGAGATGTTCCGTCGCGCAAGCCGGAGGCTCTAATGACATCACAAGTTACCACCCTGGTCTCGACCGTTGCTGTCAACGAAGTGGAGCAGGTTGTGATCACGGACATTGTGCCGCCCGGCTCAGTCGGCGCGCCCTACGTCCGCTCGATCAAGATCTACGGCACGCCCGAGGGCGTGAACGGAGACCCCGTCCTGATCCTTCAGATCAGTTCCGCGATCGACACCAAGATCGCCATCCACGCACCAGAGACGAGCTTCTAGCCCGCCTCACCACACCCCTTCGATCCAGGCCGCCCCGAGAACGGGCGGCTTTTTTATTTGGAGCACACAGTGGCTGTTTCCTACCTGCATGGTCTTGAGACCATCGAGGCGACGTCTGTCTCTGGTCCGGTCTCGACCGTCAAGTCAAACGTCATCGGTGTGGTCGGCACCGCGCCGAACGCCGACCCGAACCTCTTCCCCCTGAATACCCCCGTCGCGGTGTTCGCCAACACCCTGATGGCCGCCAACCTGAAGACGGACGGCACCCTGCTGGACGCGATGGACGCGATCTACGGCCAGGGCTCACCGGTCGTGGTCGTCACCCGCGTCGCCGAGGGCACAACCGAGGCCGAGACGTGGTCGAACGCCTGCGGCACCCCGAGCGCGCGCACCGGCATCTGGTCGCTGCTCAACGCCCGCCCGACGCTCCGCGTGGTCCCGAAGCTCCTGATCGCTCCGGGCCTGACCTCGGGTCGTCCGAGCAACGGCGTCGTCGAGGCCAACATCTCGGCGGGCGGCACCGGCTACGTCCAGTCCAGCACGACCGTCACCTTCTCGGCTCCTGCCGCGGGCGGCGTGCGCGCGACGGGCGTCGCCCAGGTTGTCGGCGGTGTCGTCACCGGCCTCACCGTGACCAACCCCGGATTCGGCTACAGCGCGGCCCCGACCGTGACCATCGGCGGCGTCGGCACGGGCGCGACCGCCACGGCTGATCTGGGTGTCGCTCCGAACCCGGTCGGCCAGAGCCTCGCGGCGATCGTCGATCGTCTACGCGCGGTGGCCTTCCTCGATGGTCCCGGCACCAGCTACGCGGACGCCGTTGCCTATCGCAACGACTTCGGCTCGCAGCGTGTCGCCATCATCGATCCGGGTGTGCGCGCCTACGACATCACGACCTCGCAGTACGTGAACAAGCCGAGCGCTGCCTACGCGGCCGGTATCCAGGCCCGCGTCGATGCCGAGAAGGGCTTCTGGTACTCGTTCTCGAACGAGCTGATCCAGAACATCGGCGGCCCCGCCCGCCCGGTCGACTGGATGCCCAACGACCGCGACTCGGAGGCCAACCTCCTGAACGCGTCGCAGGTGACCACGATCATCCACGACGACGGCTTCCGCTTCTGGGGTCTGCGCTCGACCACACAGGACACCCTGTGGCAGCAGCTCTCGGTGCGCCGCACCGCGGACATGGTCTACGAGTCGATCGAGCGCGCCGAGCGTTCGCGCCTCGACCAGCCGTTCTCCTTCCAGCTGCTCGACGCCATCCAGTCGGATGTCAACCGCTACCTCACGCTGCTCAAGACCCGCGGCGCGCTGATCGGCGGCAAGGCCTGGATCGACAAGACCCTCAACACCGCGGCCACCTTCACCAACGGTGAACTGACCGTCAACTTCGATCTGGAGCCGCCGGCCTGCCTGGAGCACCTGATCTTCCAGGCGTCCCGCAATCCGAGCTACTACGATAACTTCATCGAAGAGTTCGCGCGGATCGCCACCACCAACTAATCCAACCCTTCCTGTTGAGACGAGAGCCGGCCAGTGAGCCGGCTCTTTTCGTCTGGAGATCTTTATGTCTAATCTGCGCGACGCCAGCGTTCTTCAGGACTTCACCGTTTGGATCAACGATGTTGGTAAGATCGGCACCTGCCCGAGCTTCCAGCTCCCCGAGATCAAGATCCAGACCGAGGAGTTCCGCGGCGCCGGTATGGACGGTACGGTCGAGATGCCCTTCGGCATCGACAAGATCGAGTTCGACTTCGACTTCCACTCCTACGACGATCAGGTCTGGACACTTCTGGGCTACGGCCCCGGCTCGCTCGACGTGCCGATCGTGTTCCGCGGCTACCTGATGGTCCCCTCCAACGTCGGCATCTACGCGGGCGGCACCGGCTTTGCCGGTCTCCAGGCCGGCATGGAGAAGGGCGTGGTCATCGAGACCCGCTCGCTGATCAAGGAGATCAAGCCCGGTAAGGCCGAGCCCGGCAAGAAGACCTCGATGAGCGTCTCTGTCGTGGCGAACTATTACCGCCACGAGATCGACGGCAACACCGTCACCGAGATCGATGTGTTCAACAAGATCACGAACATCGGTGGCAGCGACCGCTCCGCGCGGGCGCGTCAGTTCCTCGGCTTCTCGTACTAACCCGTCACTCCACCCTCCCCGGTCTGATCGCGATTCTGCCGGGGAGGGCTTTTTCTTCTCATACCCAAAGATAGAACGGAAAACGCACCATGTCCGAGACCACCAACGACGCCGGCCCGAAGGTCTTCACCCTGCACCGCGCCGTCGAGCACCGGGGCCAGCGCTTCGAGACGCTGACCGCCCGTGAGCCGCGCGTGCGTGAGCTGCGCACCTTCCTCAAGGACGTCGACCGCGACGCCATCCTGGCCATGGAAAAGGTTCTGGCCAATCTCTGTCAGGTCGATGAAGGTGTCATGGAGAGCCTCTCGATCAAGGACTTCGGAACCATGAAGAAGTGGTTCGAGGGTTTTTTGCTCGAAATGATGAGCGAATCGGAAGACTGATGGACGATGCGTTCATGATGATTGAACGCTGGCAATGGACGCTGGAGCCCACGATCCACGATCTGGATTTCAGCGACTTCGTCTCTCTCGCCGATGGCGCTCAGCGCATGTACGAGCGCGAAGCCCGCGCCCGTCAAGAGGCCTTGGAACGATAATAGGAGGACCGCATGGCTGACGACAACATGGACATGAAGATTAATCTTGATGTCAAAGCCAACGGTCTCCAGCAGCTTGACGAACTCGAAAAGCAGATCCACGATATGGTGGATTCCATGAGGAAGGCCGACCTGACGCAGAACAAGAGCCTCAGGGCCCTGCGCAACGTCGGCCGCCTTATGGACTATGTCCGCAAAAGTCGCAAGCAGCAGAACGAGGAGCACCTTCAGGGACTGAAGCTGCAGCAGAAAGAGCAGCAGATCAAGGCCCAGCAGGTCGCCGCCGAGGCCGCCCAGACACGAAATCTTATCGAGCAAAACAAGCTTCGCAATCGAGAGAAGGAGCTTCTGCACAACGCCGCCCGCCTGCAGGAAGACATCCGGGCCCGCGAGGAGCGCGTTGTTCGCGACAGAGAGCGCGATCAGAAGCGCGCTGCCCTTCGCGCCGAGCGGGCAGCCAAGGCCGAGGAGCGGGCCGCCGAGCGCGCCAACGCTCGCAAGAAAGCCGAGGACAAGAGGAACGCTGACTACCTCTGGCGCCTGAAGCAGAACTACATCCGCCAGACCGAGCGCGAGGCTCAG